CGACATCGGTTTTGTAGCCTGGGTTTGTTTGCAGTTGTTGGATGTCTCCGCCTTTGACTACACCTAACTGTCCTGTTTTGCCTTCTGCCATTTGGATTATTTCTGGGTTTTCACCTGGGCGTGCTACAAGGTATTCGTCTGGGAAGATGCCGCGTTCGATAGCGATTTCTGTGAGGGCTTGTAGTCGGGCACGTGTGTAGTACATTCCCATTACGCCGTCGAATTGTCCGCGTGGCATGTCTAGCGAGATTCTTTTCGGGATGATTACTAAAGGCATTTGTGTGCGGTTTGGGATGCGTTCTAGTTCTATTACTTCGATTCCTTGGCGTTCAACCATTGTGTATTCGGCGCTGTTTTCTGCGCCCATCACGCAGATAACTATTTCTTCTTCGTCGACATATTCGAGGATTGTGAATTGTGTGTCGTAGCGGACTCTGCCCATGCGGAGTTTGCCGATTACTTTGTCGCCGTAGTTTGCTACTAGCCAGTTGTATGGTTTGAGGTAGGTGAAGATGCAGTCGTCTGGGATGAGATTATCTGGGTCGTCTGATACTGCAGGGTAGGTGTCTAACGGGTTTCGTACTGACCATTTTGGTACAAGTGTTTTGAAGTCTGGTTTGATGATTACTGGCGCTGATGAGTAGGCAAGTAGGTGGCGTGCGCGTCGACGCATTTTGATATCCATTTTGTTTGTGTCCCAGATGGATAGCATTGCTTTGCGTCTTGTGCGTGAGTAGTCTTTGCTGCGTTCGTTGCCTTCTTTGATTGGCGGGAAGTATGGCATCGGCATTGTTGATGCGACTCGCATCGATGTTTGGTCTAATCCTTGTACTAGTAGGTTCGCTACGTTTGTGCGGGCGTTGCGGTCTAGTTCTGAGAGTGGTACGATTACGTCACCGTTCGCGAGGTCGCGGACTCGGCGCATTTGCGCGAGGATAGGTCCTTGTGTTTCTTGGCGTGATTTGTATAGCGATACAATTTCTTCTGCGGTTTTCATCCAGCACGCTTTCTTTTAGTTGCAACTACGTCTAATATACACTATTTCAGTAGCCAACTGGGTCGCCATTGGCGTGGCGGGATTTTCATGTTGGTGAGGTTCGGGATGTTGAGTACCGCCATCCATAATGCCATCACGATGTCTGTACCATTTTTTTTGTCGCGGGTCCATTTCGCGAGTTCGTCGGCTGCCGCTAACGTTTTCCAGTTCGCACGCATCGTCGGTAGACGCACCGCACCTGAACGGAACAGCGGCGGGAGTAAGGCTTCTACGCCCATGTTTTCGTCGAGTTTGTTGCGGGTGGTGGTGTGCGGGAGTACGTTCACTCCGTGTAACGCCTGCCATTTGCGTACGAAGTCGTGTGCTAACAGGAATCTTTGTGCTGCGTTGATTTCTACCACCCAATGTGATATCGGGTAGCCGAGTTGCATTGACCTGTTTTGCCAGTCTTCCATTATTCCTGAGTATTCGCTGGTTGTGGTGTTGTATCCGAGGAGTTCTTCGGCGGTGAGTTTGACCCGTTCGATATCTATGACGTAGTACAGGTTTGTTGTCGGCTGGTAAAGTATCCAGATGAGTGCCCAGAATTGTGTTGGGGATGGGTCTACTGCAACTATCGAGATTACGGGTGGGGCTAATCCTGGGGGGATGATTCCGTGGTGGCGTTCGTTATCTATGCACCCTTGGTAAAGTACGCCGTCTGCTCCGATGCCGCCTGTTATCCATGTGCGGTCTATCAGATATGCTTCGTCGGCTAGGTCTTCTTGTTGGTAGATTATTCTAAATTTTTCGGGCGAGTTGTATCGCAGATAAGATAAATCTTTCCATGAAAGTCGTTTAGGGTCGAGTAGGGGTCCGTTAGGGTATGCAGGGGCGGTGATTTTTCGTGACGCAGGACCACTATCCAAATCTGGGTAGTATGCCTGATAAATAATGTGTTTATATTTCGATGACTTGGTGGGTTCTTTATTTGCGATGTGTTCAGGCAAGGTAACATCTGACCCATCGTAGTCTTCTTCTTCTACGTCGTATGTTACTTTTGCTAAACAATGGGCGTACAAGTCGCCTGAGCCGAGTCTTTGTCCGATTACTGCAAGTAAACCACCTGGGTCGCATCGTGCTTCAGCCATCGAGTCCCATCTTTCTAAAAGTTTGTCGCGGGCAACAGACTCACGACAGTTCTCAGTAGATGCAACGTCGTCAAATAGGCATAGGTCTGCTCGGTGTCCGATGAATTCGGCGTCGATACCGTACGCACGGACGGTTGGTTCTTTGTTATCTAACCCGTTGCCGTCGTATTGTTCGACAATGAACTCGTCTGCCCGCCACAAAGCACCTTTATCTGACGGTTTGAATCTGCCGTAGTCAATAGAGAGGCATCCTTCGGCGTTAACCGCTAACCCTTTCTTAACTAACTCAGGGTCAGGTTGAATAGGTGCAGGTCTTTCTAAGGTTTCTCTGATGCGTCGCGAGTATTGTTTAGCCATAGCCTGTGAAATTGAGCCAATCATGACGCGGATAGCCCTGTTGCGTACTATTGCCCACACAGCCACATCGTGAAACAGGGTTGATTTGCCTGCACCTGGCGGCACATTCAAAACAACAAACTCTTTCTCTTCAGCCTCCAACAACTCGACAAGGGTGACTGCTGCTTCTACCTGCCACGGCGACGGAACCCTACCCAAATAGTATTTTCTAAAAAAATCGAAATCCTGCAACCCGCGTTTAGCCGCGTCACATAACCTGTCTAACGGTACAGCGGGCGGCAAATCTGCTGCCTGACTTAAATCGTTATCATAATCCCGTTGCACACCACCCTGGTCACGTAAATGTTTACGGGCATGAAAATCGGCGTCCTCACGGCGAGCCTGCACAGCCTTCGAATTTTTTAGCCACCTCGACCCAGTATTCACATGGATACCAGAAATACGTGAAGCATCCAAAATACTTGAACCTGCCGCTATCGCCTGAAAAAACCGTGCCTTATCTGCAGACGAAACATTACGGCGAGTACCCACCAAAAAATATTATCACAAGATAGTTGCAAACAAAAAAAATGTCAACTACACTCGACATCACACCCGTCGGGAAGACGGCAAACAAACAGTAATCATCACGGCTGTACACCACTTGCAAGGTGCGGGGCATCAACACCAGGGAACTGGGGTAGACCTTCATGTCAAGTGAAGGAGCAGCGTGAACAACGTACAAGTTCAAACATGGTGTCGGCTAAAACTTTGGCTAACGGCTACCAACCCTCAAGGGTGAAACGTGGGGGGAAAGCAAACACCCATCTCGACGACCCAACCAAAAAACACTGCCGCGCCGCAAGCGGCTTGCCCACAACAAAACACAAACCAACCCACAAAAAACCCACACCCCCCGCCACAAAAACACAACCCACCAACGCCTCTTTTTTTGCCCTTTTTTTCTAGAGTGTGACCATACAAAAACAGTATATCTATGTATATGGGTGGGGTCTCGCGGCACATGCCCTAGTTCGTGCGCTTGTGTTTGTGTGTTTGTGCTTGTGTGCTTGTGTTTTCTTGAACATATGTTCGCCAAACAAGTGTTTGCCTCACAGAGAGTAGTCATCTCACTACAAAATAAATAACCCTAGCGCCGTAGTAGTAAATATTTGTTAGGGTCGCCTAACATGGTTTGGGTTTGGTGGTTTGTTAGGTTTGCCTGACAGTGTGACAAGTGTCATAAAAGAATGTTGTGTTTTGACTTGACATCGTGGTTGCTTGGCGCTATAGTTGTAGATGTAAGGTTATATCAACCAAAAGACAGGGGAAGCAATGGAAAGAATCACAGACAGGCAACTAGAGCAACTGGCAAAGATGATTAGCGAAGAATTAAGGTGGGCTAACTTGTTGCCGAACGAGACAAAGGTAGTGCTAGACAAGGGAAGCAAGACATACGGCAGGGCATACCGTATCTATACGACAGGTTACGGCGACAACGGGGGCTATTCAGATAAACCCTTGCACCTTGGCGACGGATATTTGGGCACTACAAAGCGCGAAGCCTACCTATCATTGCGCGCTATCGTGCGAACACTTGAAGCAGTAAGGGGGGCACAATGAAAACCAAGCCAAATATCAAGCCGTGGAAAGTACCCACCAAGCCTACTTGTCCAGACTGCGAGAGAGTGTTTGATATGACAAACGAAGAAGACGCAAGCGAATACTATTATGGGCACGATTGCGAAGAAAATTAGGCAAGAATTTCCCCGTGCGCTTTGGGCGTGCCGATTCAATTCGGACACGGGACGAAAGACAACAACAACAACGAAAGGGACACAATGAGTAATCTATATGCAATAGAAACCGAGACGCACAGCGACTCAACTATCACTCACCTAATCGCCTACGGGCAACAATTAGAGGGGCGATATGGCAGATGGCAGGCGTTATGCGGGCGACATATTGAAGGTGAAGTATGGGGTGCGGGTAGCGTAGATGGCGGGCGTTGCAAGCATTGTGTGAAAACATATGTTCGGGCAGGCTTGCGATGATAGTAGACGATAATTTTGTGGGAATAGTAATGTTCGCACTCGGGGCAGTAATCTATCTTGCTTACAAGGTAGGCGAGTATGTCGGGGAAATGAAGAGTGACAAATGACACACTCTTTAGACTTGACAACATCAACTAAGCGTGATACAGTAAGACATATCAACATAACGAAAGGGAAAACAAAATGGGACAGATAATCATAATGGGAATCGGTTTTGACCAGCCAACGGTTGCACTACCAATGACCGCAAGCAAAGAGCAGATAGTAGACGCGATACTTAACACAACAAAAGACGAAGAAGAAACGGGGAGCGATGACTAGTGCAGAAGAACTAAAGGAGAACATAGGCAGACACGGCTTGCTCGCAGTATCGGGGACAGCACTAAAGTTTGTGGTCACCATTCTTGATGCACGCTCTCGCTATGGGCATCTTGATTACAAGGTGCGCCCGATAGCAGGCGAAGGCGAAACTTGGCACGCGAGCACCGCCGTGCAGGTGCTTGAAATTGTAGACATTAATCAATAAACAAACAACAACAAACAAAAGGGGAATAGCAATGGAAACTACAGAAGAAACAGAAAAACTATATACATATGAAGAGTATTTGTTAGAACATTATTTCGGCGAAGGCGACCCAATGGAAGCATTCCGCCACTACCTATACAACCAACACGAAGAGCAAAGCAAACTAAACGAAGACGACTGGGGAGATAGGTTCTCTAGTTTTGAAGACTCATATGTCGGGTGTATGCCATTTAAGGATTATGTAGAGGAAACTTTTCTAGAAACGAACGAAGTCCCGAAACATCTTGAAAGTTATATAGATTATGACGCAGTTGCCCGCGACTGGGAACTCGGCGGAGATTTCTGGACAGTCTCGGATGGTATGGGTAACGACTACATATTCAGGAGTTACTAATGAATATCTACAGCGTATCGGTATGGAATCTAGAAAAGACATATGCAAAGTCAGAAGAAGAAGCAGTCAAAATAATCAGACAAGAATTTTACAACGGCGCATATCGTGGACGCGACTTTGAATATGACGATGCGGAACTAGCAGAGGGCGAAGTAAACGATGAGCGTTTGGTGGCTTGGAACTTGTGTAAAAATGGTGCACCATATCCAAAACAAATAAACCCTTACGAGAATATGGTAGAAGCCAACGGTTCTGACGAAGCGGAAGAGGAGCATTCGGTTATGACAATTTGTACGGTTCTTGTTGAAGCCGAAGACGAAGAGGAAGCGATGTGTAATGCGTCAGATACTTTTCACTATATAAATAAAGATGAGTTTGAGATAAGGATTTCGGGATGAGACAATCAGCGATGGATGTCTTACGCAAGTGTTACGACTGCGCCCAATACAGTTACGAGGTTTATTGTGACCCGATAGACGGCGCATACTTTTGTGAGCAATGCCACGATGAACGAGTAAGAGAAGGCGAGGGGGTGAATGGTGATGAATGAAGTATTTAGTGTGCTTGTTTTCGTTGGGGTTTGCCTGTTATGGGTTACGCCTTTTGCGATTAGCAGTTGGAAGCAGGTGCGAAGGGAGCGAAGCAAAGCGAATCACCCGACAGCACGAAAGAGTTAAGCGAACATATGTTTGGCGAACAGGTGTTCGTGTTAGGTCAGCCTAACATTGTGACAAAGGTCACAGTACGAACAGTTGTTTGTGTTAGGCGTACCTTACAGTGTGACGAAGGTCACAAAGATTGTACTTGACAAGGGTAACTAAGTGTGATACAGTATAGATACAACTTACGAAAGGGGAACGGAGGTGAATATGAAAGAATATATAGAACCAAAAGAAGGCGATACAAAGGTTCATTGTACCGAATGTAATCAAGCCATAACTGTTTTGTTTTCAGACACAGCAGGAAAGGTGAGAGTTATAGACAATGGAAAAACAATTCCAAACCATTACCGTTTTGGAATTGGCTTAACATCGGGCGGTGAAGGTGTGTCTTGGTTGTGCTCAGGAAGTGGGCAAGCCCAAGTAACCTATGTTTACCAGCCGACAGTATGGGCGAAAAATGGAGCGGGATGTGTGTTTCGTTTTAAGCCTATTGGTTGGAAGCCAAAACCAAAGAAGAAATAAGTAGGTCGGGTGACTGGCAGACATCGGGGTTCAAGTCCCCGACACCCACAAGGTCGTAAGACCGACACACACAACAACGAAAGGGGACAGCAATGAAAGAAGGAGACAAAGTAATAGTCACCAATCAG